AGATTGGTCGGCTGTATTCAACTGGCTAGTGCAGTATGTTTCTGATGGGGATGAACCAGTTTCGATTGACAAACCAGTAAACTAATTGGCTACCCATCAGAGAAGATGTAAAAACTAAAAAAAGTAAACGCAAACGACTCAAAGTTCGCATTGGCAGCCTAAACGCTGACTAGGGTTTCGGTTGGTTTCCTCGTAACAGAATAACCAACCAATTTATTAACAACAAGGAGTTTTAATTGAAAAAAGTAGTTTTAGCAACAATCTTGGCCTCTGTATTTGGTATTGCATCAGCAGGTCCTTACGTAAGTTCAACATATGACTTGAAAGACAAACAAAATTCAACACAAATGAATCATGTTTATGGTTTGAATGTTGGAGAAAAATTTGACAACGGCATTACTGTTGAAGCACGTATGGAAAATGAACGTGTAGAACCAGGTGCTGGCGCAACACAGAAACAAGAAGGTCTTGGCCAAGTTAAACTTAGTTATGATATCTCCACAGGCACTATGTTTACACCATATGTTGCAGGCGCATTTGGTCATAAAAACAAGTCAACACTTGATTTTAACTTTTGGGTAGCAGAAGCTGGTGTAAAAGCTAAATTGGGTGATGCAGCTGTACGTTATGGTTTCCGCCGCCGTACTGCTGTTGATAACAGCACAACTAATGCTTATGATACAAATGAGCAAACGATTGCTCTTGGTTATAATATTACCAAGAATGATAACATCAGCATCGCTTACAAACTAGAGCGCCGTAATGATTCAGTATCATCTGAATACAATACAAAAGGTATCTACTACACTCGTAGTTTCTAATTGTATAAATAAGTATATGGGTTCGGTGGGACCCATTCAAATAATCCACTAACACTTACACACACAGGAGAAAACTATGTCAAACATGACACCTTTTGAAATTCGTCTTGAGTTATTAAAAATGGCTAAAGATATGTTATATGATTCTTATAATGCAGAACGTGACAAAATCACACAAGATTGGAACATCAAATGTGATACCGCAAGGAACAAAGGTGAAACACCACCTGAACATCCACCCTTGCCAACAATCCCCTCAGAAACAGATATTATTAGTAAGGCAGCAACCCTAAACGGTTTTGTGTCTAACATTTCTACGGCACCTGAAGTCAAGGTGACCAGAAAAAACACCTGAGGGTCTAAGGGGGTTTCCCCCTTTTACACACATAAGGAGTACAGATGAAGTTATTGTCATCTATTGTTATTTCTATCACAATGATTATGCCAATATCGGCACAAGAACAAACATTCTCATACGAACAATTATTGGCGCAAGATATCGGCAAGCAAGTTCTTTGCATGGCCAAAAATCTCTACTATGAAGCTGCAATGGAATCATATGAAGGCAAACTAGCAGTAGCACAGGTTACCATGAATCGTGCAAATAGTTCCAAATTCCCCTCGACCATTTGTGAAGTGGTCTATCAAAAAACAAACAAGACTTACCAATTTAGCTGGGTAGGTGAAAAGGTTAACGAAGTTAGAAACAAATATGCATGGGAAGAATGCCTAATTGTGGCCAAAAAGGCCTTGACAGAAAACAAATTACATGATACAATCTACAGAACGCAAGCAATGTACTATCATAATACCTCGGTAAATCCACGATGGAAATTGAAGTACGTTACAAAAATTGGAAACCATTTGTTCTATACGAAAGTTTGAGATGCCGACAAAAAATGAGATAAGTGAATTTAGTGATATGGTAGGTAAACTGTCATACGCACTTGGTACTTCATATATGGATGCCATTGTGCATCATTGTGAATCTACTGGAATGGAAATTGATGTGGCATCTTCATTGATATCACCGGCATTAAAAGCCAAGATTAGAGAAGAAGCCGAAGATTTGAATTTAATGAAGAAAAGTTCTAAATTGCCACTATGAGTTTTACTTTTGAGGAAGGGTCGGGCTTTTCAGCCTTTGCTTTATTCAATGCAATCAAATTACATTTTACCTCTGATAGTTATGATTATTTTAAGTATGGCGGTAAAACCAATATCTCAAAGGATACTTTTGCCAACCGAAAGGACAAGTATACTTTCTATCGCCTCTCCAGAAAATACAACCTACAAGACCTAAGGGACTTTTATGTCTCCAATTTCTTGGTTAAGGATGTAAATTGGGTTGGTGATATTGCGAATGCCGAAGGCGAAGAAAATTACAAAGAATGGCAAAAAAGGAACCAGCGCTTGACATATGAGTTTGAACAAGATATAATACGTATCTTAGAACAGGCGGATAATCCAGATGAACTTATCAAAGTACCATCTAATGAATATCCTGCATTGTTACTTGGTGCAAAGCAACACAAGATTTGTATTGAAACACTGGTGATACTTGATGACATTATGAATTTCTTTCCTATGTGGAACAAAAAGATATCCGATGATATTATATGGCCTACATATAGAGATAAATGTTTGAGATATAAACCTTTCATTCAGTACGATAAAGAGAAGTTTAAAACTATTCTTAAAGAAAGTATTAAAGAATTATGTCAATGAAAATTACAAAAATTTACTTAGATATGGATGGCGTAATCTGTGACTTTCAAGATAGATACAAGAAATTGTTTGATTCATTACCAGAACGTGATGATAAGACAAAAACATTCTACAAAAACTTTGATAAATTTATTGAAGGCAGAAACTTTGCCGACTTGAATATGATGGAAGGTTCAATAACATTAATTCATACACTAGAAAAATTGTATGAAGAATATGGTATCGTAACTGAAATTCTTTCATCTACAGCATCCGAAAAACGCCATGAGAATATTAAACAGCAGAAAGAAGAATGGCTTAAAACTCATGGTATTACATTCAAGCAAAACTTTGTTCCAGGTAAGAGCCTGAAATATAAGTTTGCTGAACCGACTGCATTGATTATTGATGATACTGTAAGTGTTATTGATGATTGGCGTAGAGCAGGTGGTCAAGCAATTTGGCATAATAATGTGCCGGCCACCTTGGCAATGTTGAAAGTTTGGCTTTGACAACGCCTAAATATTGTTATATAATGAATAATGTGGATAATCCGTTCATACTCCGTTAATACTAGAAAGGTAATACAATGGTAGATTTTTCAAAAATGAAAAAGAGTTCAGGCAATCTGGACAAACTCAAAACAGCCGTAGAAGCACTCAACGCTTCATCAGAAGGTGCCTCTGACAAAGAGAAATTCTGGCGTCCCGAAGTTGACAAAGCAGGGAATGGTATGGCAACAATCCGATTCTTACCCGCATCACCAGCCGATGGTGAAGATGGTTTGCCTTGGGTTAAAATCTTTGGTCATGGATTCCAGGGACCAGGCGGTTGGCTTATTGACAACTGTTTGACAACTAAGAATCAGCAATGTCCTGTGTGTGAACACAATTCTACTTTGTGGAATTCAGGCATTGAAGCTAACAAAGAAATTGTACGCAAACAAAAGCGTAAATTGAATTATGTTGCTAACGTATACATTGTCAGCGATCCAAAGCATCCTGAGAATGAAGGCAAAGTAATGTTGTTCAAGTTCGGTAAGAAAATCTTTGATAAGATTACCGAAGCAATGAATCCTCAGTTTGCTGATGAACAAGCAATCAATCCATTTGATTTGTGGAAAGGTGCTAACTTCAAGTTGAAGATTCGTAAAGTTGAGGGTTACCAAAACTATGACAAGTCCGAATTTGAATCTCCATCAGCATTGTTGGATGACGATGATGAACTTGAAAAGGTTTGGAAATCAGAACACGCTTTATCAGAATTGGTTGCTGATAAAGAATTCAAGACCTATGATGCGTTGAAAGACCGTCTGGAAAAGGTCCTAGGGTTGAATGGTGAGAAACCTGTCACTAAGACTACTGTTGAACAGATGAAGTCTGCACCTAAGAAACCTGCGGCTGAACCTGAAATGGAAATGGCCGATGAAGATGACATGGCATATTTTGCCAAGTTGGCACAAGATTAAACAAAAGATCCTTTCTCAGAACTTTGTTTAGACCCCGCTTATGGCGGGGTTTTTTATTGGTCAAACCACTTTAGTTGAATTCAATATCATACGTTGGAATGTTTCTTCCAAGTTACGAACAGGTGGTAATTTTCCGGCTCTACTGGAAGATTTTGTCTGATTTGTTTGTGAAGAATTAACTGAATTAATGGTAGGCACAGAAGTTAAATCTTCCAATTTTAAATTATTATTTTCGTTTGTTGCTCTAACCAAATTTGCACTGGCACCGGCAGCTGCTTCGGCTTCAGTGGCTGAACCCACCATTCTTGGATCGGTTTTAGCAAAATCAGAACGTGCTTGTGCTGCTTCCTCTGTTGTTGTACCAGAACTATTTTCTGGTGTCGGCGCTTCTTCTGTTTTAGTTTGTCCTGAAGCATATTCTCTAGCAGCTCTTTTCAAATCGTCAGGTACCATTTCTCCTTTTAAGTTTTTATAACCCATAGATTTATAATAACCTTTGTCAGCAAGGAATTGGTCATATTTGTCTGCGCTAGTTTTTGGTCTTTCACCTTCTTCCATTTTTTTCAGAGCATCTAAAGATTCTGGTGTATTTGCTTTCTTTAAAGCATTTTTCACCATTTCATCTTGATTTGCATACATGCCAGCTTCATCACCTAAACCAGCTTCAATTTTTTTTCTTAATGTTTCAACATCACCTTTTGCTGCGGCCGCATTTTGTTCTTCATCATTCTTTTTAAAGGAATCAATAGCATACCAAATACCACCGGCAACTAAAAGTGGTATAAGAATATAAGGATTTAAAGCTAATCTGACTAACCATCCACCAACATTTTTAAGCATCTTCAGTCCACCAAAAGCAGATAATAAGTCTGAAAGAATATCAGCTATAGATGAACCTTCCTCACCTTTTACTTTTTCAGCTGTACCTTCAACTTTATTACCAGTTAATTTGGCAAGTGCTTCTAATAACTTTTTATGTCGTATTGCATCTTCATTCATTTCTTCTTCACGGCGATTGTTCTGTAATTGTTGTTGTTTGATATCATCTTCCTGATTGGATTTCATAAATGTATAAATTTTATTCAGAACATCATTTAATC